TCATAGCCCACCGCTCGCATCATAGCCACCGCTCCCGCTTTCACTATAACCGCTTTCGATGCCACTATTAGCTAGCGCTAACAAATCGCTCATATTCATCTGCGCTACATTGTTATTATTGTGATTCTCTATTACTTGGATCTGTTCTTTTCCAAACAAGCTAACGCCTGCATCAATGAAAAGTTTAGAAACCTTTTCAGCCGCTACGATGATATTAGCGCTATCTTTTTCGTTATTTGTCAAGCTCGCTTTTTTGATCATCTTAATCAGCTCGCCTCTAGCCACTACCGCACAAAATAAGATCTGTTTTTTAATGTAAGCGGTGTTCATCGCTTTCAATAAGAGTTCGTCGCTCGTGGTTTCAGTGATCGCTTCTAAAACGATCGGATCTAAATTTAAATGATCTAAACTTTGTTTTAACACTTCCTTAACTTCTTCTTTTTTCGTGTCTAAAAACAAATCCATGTTTTTTTCGGTCAGCTTATCGCCTAAAATCTCTTTTATTTCTTTTTCTTCTAAATCTTTCGTGATTCGGCGTTTTAACCAGTTTTGGCGTGTTTTGATATACCTAAGATAATTTTCATTAAAATTATACTTTTTCGCTAGTTCTTTAATGCTCATCCCTAGCGTTTCATACATTGCCCTTATTTCATTGAAAATTTTTCGGCTCGTCCATTCGCCTTTTTTAGCCCATTGGTTCAGCGTTTGTCGGCTTATGTTAAATTTAGCGGCGATCTCGCTTTGCGTCGCTAAAGTGTCCTCATAAGCTTCCCTAACCGCTCTTTTAATGTCTATCTGTGAAAGGTTTTCGTTTTCTTTGTTTTCTTCTTCCATTACGATCCTCCACCGGTTAAGCTTTGGTATTTTTTGAGATCAATTTTTCCGCTCATCTCGTTAATATAATTCAGTTTGTCTTGGTATTCTTTAATCTTTGCTAACATTAAAGGAGATACATTACCGCCCAAACTCTGCAACATTTGTAAATTTTTTCTTAAAGAATTCAGTAGCACTTCTTGCGTTTGCACGGTTCTTGCGGTGTTTTCTTCTTTGCTCCTGGCTCCCCACATTGTCATGCTTTTGGCTTCATCTCTTAATTTCTGCGTTATTTGCCCGCCTTGCGCCATCGTCTTTGCAACTCTGTTGGAGTAACTAATGATAGCGTTATCGGTTTTGGCTAAATCGTAATCAACGCCTTTTAACCCTCTTGTCTTGTGGTTGATCCATAGCTTCACCTGATTGATTAGTCCGCTGTGTTCTTGCGCTTTTTTAATCAAATCATCGCCTAAATCTAAAGCCTTAATATCATCAAAAATATCCTGCGTAGCTTTGTTAATGCTCGCTAGCCTTGTCTTATTTTCGCTTTTTAGGTTTAGGTTGCCGTTTAAATTCACATTTAAATCCATTCCTAAAAACTTTTTAGCCATGTAATAATCAAGCGCCGTGATACTTCTGTTTTTGATCTTATTATCCAAATAAGCGATCCCGGTAGATAGATAAGACGGCTCATCTTCTAAATCCTTAACGCTTTGATTAGCTAAATTTTGATTAGCTAAATTTTGATTAGCTTCATTAGTTTTAATTTCGCTTTCTTGCGTGTTTTGCGCCTGTTTAAGCGGTTTGTGAAGGCTGTTTAATTGCTCTTCAAAAATTTCACTTTCTAATCTTTCGCCCATGACTTTTTCCTTTCTTTTAAATCACTTTAAAAATGTTTTTTTTAAACGCTTCATCTTCTAGCTTGCCCTCTTGTATGAGTTCTTTTCGTTTCAAATTATAAGCGATCTCGTTTTCTATTTTCATTTTATTGTTTAAAACTTCGGCTTCTAACATTAAAGCGTTTTGTAATAATTGCACCTTTTGGCTTTCTAGCGTAACCTGCAAATAACATAACGCTTTTAATTCCGCTATTTTTAAGGCTTTGAGTTTCTCGGCTTCATTTAAAGCGTTATTGATGCTTTCTTTAATATATGCTTTTAAAAACTCGCTTTCAAGCTCTTTTAAAAACATTTCTTTTAAATTTTCATTAATAACACTATAAAAGGCTTTCGGTTGCGCAGCCAAAAAACTAAAATCTAAATTCTTAATCACGCTTTCAGTAATAGCGTTTAATTTTGTTTCTAAAATCCCTAAAATCTTGCTTGTTAAGGCGTTTGTAGTTTCGCTCGTGGTTTCGCTCACAATTTCATTTTTAGCCTGTTTTAGTTCGCTTTGTAACTCTCTATCGCTTAAAATCGTATTTAATTCGCTTTTAATCTCGTTTTTGATTTCTTGCTTTAAAGCGTTAGTTATTGCTTGCTTGTCAAATTGGCTTAAAAGTTCGTTTTTAATTTCTGCACTTATCGCTTGATTATTGACAAGTTCCTTAACATTTTTTTTTACAATTAAAGGTATCTCTACTAATTTGCCGTTTAAATAGCCTTGAAAAGTGTTTTTTAAGCTTTCTAAATTTTCATTAGCCTTATTATTGACTAGCTCGCTTAATTCGTTCCTCGCTAATCCTAGCACTTCATTATTTTTTTGTTTGAGCGATTCGCTTTCGTTAATGAGTTCTTGTATTTTGTTATAGAGTTTCATTTTTTGCACTCCTTACTATATATTTACAAAACATTTTACAAAATATTAAAAATTTTTTTAAGGGTTATGTTTCTTAAAAGCGTTTATTAAAGCTTCATAGCTTTTTAACTTCGCTTCGCATGTGTTGTCTTTTAGGATGATTTTATGGTATTTGTCTTTTATTTTAGTAGTTTCTAAAAGCTTGTTAGTCTTGTATTGCTCGCTTTCTAATTCTAGCGTTTTGATCGTTTCATTCTGTCTAATCAAATGCGCTTCGTTGTTCTTTAGTCTTTCATTCGCTAGCGCTAATTTAGTTTTTAGGTTAGCGTTTAAAACTAATAAAATAACGATGATAACATAAGGCATAATCCTCCTAAAAACCTTAAAAATCAAATCATAAGGCATTAGTGTCTAAAAAATGGATTAGAGCTTATGTATTGCTTTAATTCTTCTTTAGTGATTTTCTGCGGTGTTGTTGGCTTTGGTGTGCCTTGCGTGTTTAATGCGTTTTTTGGTGCTGTTGGCGTTTTCATAGCGTTATTATTATCCACGCTTGCGATCGGTTTAGCGTTTGCTTTCATTAGCCAGTCGTGCTGTTTTTGGTTTAGCTTGTTTTCAAGCTTCATAGCTTGCTCTCTTTGATCGTTTAATCTTTTGTTTTGCCTGTGCATCTCTTCATTCATGATTTGTTGCCTTTTAGCAAAATCCATGCTTTGCTCGGCTTGTCTTTTTTGCAACTCAAACGCTTCCGCTTGCTTCTTATCATTTGCTAAATCTCGCATTCTTTGATACTTCAACGCTTCTTCTTTGATTTTAGCGTTATCAAAAAGGCTTCCAGAATTTGCGATCGTGTTAGCAAAATTGCCCATGGTTTCGTTTAATAATAAGTTAGCGTATCGTTGGTTATTCAACGCTTGATTAAAGCTCTCTAAGCCACCTCTACCCGCTGTAATGCTTTCAAAATAAGCCATGTTAGTTAATCCTTTCTTTGAGTTTATTCGCTACCACGCTGATAGTGATATTTTTAGCTAAGCTTGTTTTAGTGTTGCTTGCTTTAAAAGTTATCGTATGCTTTCCTACCTTATCGCTTCTAAACAAACACACGCTACCGCTCGCTATTTGTTCGTTTTGTTCGTTGTAAAAGCCTTCGTTCGCATTGGATAAAGTGCTAAAGCCCCATAACTTGATCGGCGCGTCTTTCAACACTTCTAATTTATCGCTAAAAACCTGTATAGAATTAACCTCGCTTTGATCGTTTAGTTTCTCTAATTCCTTACTCAAATTATTTAAAATCGTTTTGAGTTCGTTGGTTTGTTCTTTTTCTTGCACGCTCACGCTCCCATTGTTTAAGGTTATTTGATTGTATTCGCTTCCGATCTGGCTAATGATTTTAAACGCTGCTTCAAAATTAGACGGCGTGATCCCATTAGCCGCATTCGCTTGCACTTGTAGCAAGCTTACTAATGCGTTCGCTCGGTTGATCATAGCGTTATCTTTTAGGCTTTTTAGCATCGCTTGGCATTGGATAAGCTTGTTTAAGGTTTCGGCTTTGGCGTTTTGTAAATTCGCCTGCATCCCTAAAAAATCCATTTGCATTTTAGCTCTCACTTGCTCGCTTTGTAAGCCTTGCGCTTCTTCATTTAAAGCTAATTGCTCGCTTTGTAAGGCCGCTTGCATGCTTGTCGTGTTTAAATCTTTGTTATTAAAATTCTGCTTCTGTAAGGCTTCTTTGAATAAAACAAAATTTCTTATAAATCGCGTTGTATCCATTTTAAGCCTTATCAATCACCTTAAACAAAAAATGATTAACGCCCTTATCTTTGACTAAATCAAAAAACTTTTTTACCGCTTCGTTGCTTTTATAAATCATCTCTTCATCGTGTTGTAGCCCTAACAAAACACACCCTAAAGTATCATGCGCGCTGTTTCCTACATGGATTAAAATTTTTCGGTTTTTGAAATCCTTGTTATTTGGATCTACAAGCTGTAACACTTCATGGCGCAAGTTATTGCATTTTTTGTTTTGGTATTCTTTAGGCACCGTGCAACTCGTATCGCTCCACTCTAATTCGTAATCTCTCGCTACGATCGGTTTATCTAAGTTTGGCGTATCTGTTGGCTCTCCGCTGTTTTCTAATGAAAAACAACTAAATAAAGCGTTTTGCTTTTCATAGTGTTTTAGGATCGCTTTATCGCTTATTCCTTGATCGTGCGTGCTTTCAAAAACCCTAAAGCTCCCTAACATGCCGCTTTCTTTCTTGTCTTTTCTCACAAGAGGCCTTAAATCGTGTTTCCTTTCTAGTAGGACTAAATACATTAACTTCCTTTAGTTTCTTTGTATTTAAGCAAGATTAAGGCTTGATTTTAAGGGTTATGTTTGGTGCAAAACTTCAAATCGTTTTCTAGCGTTTCTGTATAAATCAATAGCGCTCGCAAGTATTCCAACGCTTCTAAATGCTCGCTCGGTCTTGTCGGCATTTCAATGTCGCATTTTATCGGCACTTTCACCTCGTGATAGATTATCTTTTTAGCGCATGCAGTAAAGCAAACGCTAACAACACACGCTAAAAATAAAAGCTTCATTGAAAAAATTCATAAACCAACGCTTGAGAGTGCTTATAAAACACCCAATCGTTATTAAAATCTTTCGGTATGCTTTGCGTGGTTAAGTTAGCAAAACGCGCGCTATTTAAAAAGCTTGTTTCAAACCCTTCTGTGTTGCTTGTATAATTCACATTCACCCATAAATCTTTATGCTTCCTAGCAAATACCGCTATTTTATAGTCCGCTTCCTGCTGTGGCGTTTTGAAAATGCAACCCACTCTGTAAGTGTCTATAATCTTATTATTATTTAAATTAGTGGTTTTGTTTTGATAAAAGCTATTTAGGATCGGATAAACGCTATTATTAGCTTTCAAACATAACACCATTTCGCCCATGCTTTCGCTATAAATCCCGTTCGTGCTTAATTCATAAGGCATGCTAAATTGCACGATATAGCTTTTATTCGCGCTTAAATGGATGCTAGCAAATTCAAACAATTCCCTAAATTCATCGCTTTCGTTTTTGAAAAAACTTTGACGCCCATAAACATAAATCCCTAAAAATTTCAAATTCACGCCTTGTATTCGTGGCGTGTTTAATAACGCTTCAGCATTAGCCTTTAATTTTTCTAATTCACTCGCTAGATTATTTTTAGCTTCTGTGAGTTCGGTTATAAGATTGTTTTTTAGCTCGCTTCCTGCTTCGTTAAGCTTTTGTATTTCGTTCGTTCTAGCGATCTCTAATTCACTATTCAAGCGCGCTTCTAATTCTTGCTTTGTAGTTTCTAAACTAGTTACTAAAGCGTTAATTTTAGCTTTTAGTTCTTGTTCGCTTGTTTCATAGCCTGCTAATGCGTTTTTTATCGCTTGCACCTTTGCTAGGATTTCTAAATCGTGATCGCTAAAGTTTTTTAATAAATCTAACTGGTTTAAAACCTTAGAAATTTGATACACGCCCTCTAAACTGCCGTAAACCTGCTCCTTGAAATTCCCATTATTTAAAGCGTTCTCTAAACCTTTCAAATCCATTTTACAACCTTTTTTTTAGACTATCTAACGCTAAAGCGCTCACGCTCTCCGCTCCCAAATACCCCACGCCTCCACTAATCGCCACGCATAAGCTAGTCGGCAAGTTAAAAAAATAATCCGTGATTTCATAACTAATCCAAGTTATCAACATGCTAGATCCCACGCCTTGAATCATGTAAATCACTTTTTCGCTTTTGTTTTTAAAAAATTCGTTTCTTATGCTTCTAAAAACATACAAAAACCCTACAAACAAACCGATCAAACCTACCAAAAAATACGGAATTAATTTTGAAACTTCAAAACCTAAAACGATTAAATGCTGTTGCATTATTTGATCTTAATGTTCTTATCTTCAAAATGTTTTAACTGCATGCCTTCTAAATGCTCGTTTAATAAAATCGTAATGTCTTCTAACACCTTCAAATTATTTCTAATTTCGGCTTCTAATTTTTCGGTTTTGTTCATGTCGTTAAGGATTAAAACGAGTTCAAAAATTTCTAACAAACAAAACAAAAACACCACTGCAGGGATCACTTTAAAAAATCTTTCATTCCACATGCACGCTTCCTTCAAATCCCAGCGTTTAAATAGCTTAATTCTAAATTTTCTAAAATTGCATCATCGCTTTGAGTTTTGCTTTTGATTTTAGCGATAAAGTCCCTATATCGTTTATTTTTTAAAAGCTTTAACGATCTTTCATTAGCCTTTTTACACGCTAAACGCTTTTTTTAATGTTTTCAACATTTCTAAAATGTTTAATAAGATTTATATTTTTCATAAATACACCTTTCTTTTTTCTTATTTAATCTTAATCAAGCGTGATTTTTAAGGGTTAGGTTTAGCTAAATTCTCCATGTCGGTTTGGCTTTAAATCTAGCGCTATAAGTTTCTTTAACTGCTTTTTTTATCGGCGCTTTCACGCTCTCATGCGTTAGCGCGCTCGCTAAAGCGTCTATACAATCATCTTTTTTAAACGGCTTGTCCGGATTAAAGCTAAAAAGTTCTTTTTCTACCTGTTCGGTGTTGTTGCTAGAATGGCTAAACACTAAAAAGCCCGTATTATAAAAAGGCCGTATCGCTTTGATTTTATCCACTTTGCTAATCTTTCGGCTTGGCGTGTAGCAAATAATCTCATCGTTTAATAATTCTTTGTTATTCTCTTTGGCTTGTTGGTTGTGTCTCGCTAATGCGACTAAAAGCAAACGATACAATACTAAACCTCCGCCATCGCTTTCTATAAAGGTTTTTGCGTCCTTATATTTTTCCTTAGCCGCTAGAATGTGTTTAATCGTTTCTTCTTCGCTCCAAATCCCATAAAAACAATCTAGAACGATATACCTAACGCTTTCTTCGTAGTTTTCAACGCCCACGACCACGATAGCCCTATTATCGGCACTCTGGCTCAAGCTTAAAGCGTTATCTACAAATATATAAGTATTCATCTCTCCTAATTCGTGCGTGAAAACTTTCTTTAAATACTGCGGATCAAAATACCCACCACTGCTAACGACGGGATCTTGTTGGTATTGCGCGCTAAATTCATCGTTGCCCATTTGTAGCCTTAAGGCTTCTAATTGTTCCTTATTGTGCTTAGCTTCAAATAACGGCGTGTCTTTTTCTCTTGTGTGTTGAAAATCCTTTATTTTGTAAAATTCTTTGTTTTCGTTTAAGGCTTTGAGTTGTATGATCTTCCATTGTTTGATCGTTTCTGTATCAAATTCGCGCTCGTTTTGCAAAAACCCGCATAAATCATTACTTCCTAATCGTTGCATGAGGATAGTTATATTAGATCGCGTGTCTTGCAAGCGTGAAATAACGCTTTCCTTAAAATTCAAATTTACATTATTAACTTCTTTTTTAGATCCCATGTCGCTCACTTTAATAGGATCATCAATCAGTATCTGATTAGCGTGAAATCCGGTTAATGCGCTTTTTAGCGTGGTAACAAATAAGCCTCCACCCTCTCGCAAAATAAATTCCCTTGAGTTGTTTTGCAAAAACTCTAAAGGCTCATCAAAAAAGATACTTTGATAAAAAAAACTACTCATCAAATCCCTTACTTGGTTAGCGATCTTTCTGCATAACTCGTCGCTGTAAGAAATGTAAAAGATTTTTTTAGTCCGATCTTTTCCTAAACTCCACGCTATAAAGCATCTTGCTATAATCTCCGTTTTACCATAACTTGGAGGCATGTTTAAAATCAAACGCCTTATTAATTCATCGCTTTGGCATGTGTTGCTTTGAGTGCATTCTAAAACTCTGCATAAATATTTTATGTGCCAGTTGTCTAAAAACGGCTTATTTTCGTATCTTTCCCACTTCAAGCGTAAGAATTGGTAAAAATCACGCCGCGCTAACTCTCTAATCGCTAATTCTTTTAAAGCTCTTTGCTTATCCATTAGCAAGCGCTCCTAAAGAAAAACAAACCGCTATTATAAAGCTAATGCCTAACGCTAAAACTAAAACGCTTATTCCTAACATTTCTAAAAATTTCATTTTCAATAATCCAAATTCTGCGCGCTCGGGTATTTTCGCCATGTCGTTTTATCGCTCGTTTTGAGTTTCTTTTTTGGCTTACTCGCATCCGTTTCGGCGTTATTAGCGTTGTTGTTAGCGTTTTCTTGTTGCATCTCACTAATCGCTACCGCTTGGTTTATTTTTTCGCTTTCGTTCGTGGTTTGACTTAGCGCTCCCTGTTCGGCATATTTGTGCGCTTTAGCTTGTAATTCCATGATTTCAGCTTGTAGTTTTTGGATTTGTAAGGCTTGGATCTGTTCGTTATAAGGCGCGTCCGCTTGTGCGTTTTGTTGTTGTAAAGCGTTAGCGTTTTGTATCGCTTCTAAAACATCGTTAGTTATTGGGCTATCCATGTCGTTTAGCATCAGTGGCACAAGGCTAGGCACTAGATCCGGTCTTATAGGCGCTAAAATCTTTAAAAGCTCGTTCCAGTTATACCATTTTTCATCCCGACTCTCCGTTTTTAATTGCGATTTTAAAATCAAATCAAATTTAAGCGGTCTTATCTTGTTATCATCGCTAGAATTGATTTTAAAATATCTATCCCCTAGCTTCCTATCAACGATTTTAAAAACCTGTTCTTTAGTGAAATACTCGCAAATAAAGCTAACCGCTAACCTAAACACCAGCCGATCCATGTCGTCTGTGGCTTTTAAAAAGGTTTGTAAACCCATTAGCCCGCTTTCTTTCCTTTGCGCGATCGCTACCCCACTCTGTCTATTCACTGCCATTCCTAAGCTTTCATCGTTTAATCCTGCTAATAATCTTAATAATTGGCGTTTTTGTTCGGCTTTTTGGCTTAAAGCGCTCAAATCCGCTTGATTGTTCATAAATTGGATCTTATGGTCTTTTAAAGCGTTCGGTCTAACTTTTGCGATCGCATTATCTAAGCTCATGGTTTCTACAAATTCCGCTACATCTACCACGGCGTCCTCTTCAAACATCGCTTTAAAGCTCCCCATCATGTTGCCCATGCGGTTTTCAGCATAATTTATAAAATCTTGCATGGGCTTAATATCTCTAAACAAGCCATAGTAATTGTTCAGTTCGTCCGTGTATAGCTTGGATACGATAAAAGGGCATGCGCCGTTCTTAAAAGGCTTTTTCTCTACCTTATACACGCCAGCGTTTCTATTCCATAAGTATCTATTCCATTCGTAGGTTTTAGTTTCTTCATTGTATTCTTTGTACCAGCTTTCAATCACGCTCGCTATTTTTTCGTGATTCACGCTAGAATAGTTAATTATCACGCTCTCACCAAACAATAATAAAGCTTCTTGCTCTGTGATTTCTAGCATCTTATGAAAACGCCTCGCATCTAATGCGTTTTTATCTGTAGAAAAATAATCAATTATAAAGCTTTCAGGCTTTAGGGCTTTAATGTCAATTTCCACATTTTTATCCTTGTCTTCTCTTACCCATAATTGGATCACACCTAAACCACCTATTAAAAGGTTCTTATCTCTTTCAATCATTGATTTGTCGTAGTTTTCTTGTTGGATGAAAACCTGCAAAAGACTATTTAATAAATCGCTTAAGGCTCGATCTTCTTCTTGTTTAGGGCTTAATCGTATTTCGCTAATGCTTTCTATCTTATAACCTAAAATCTTGTTAACAATCACTTTAAACATGTTTTCAACGATCGGCGTTTGCCCACGCTCTAAAATAATGTTTAAAACATCTTGCGGGAGTTGGTTCCCGTTGTAGTATTTCTTGGCTTCTAAAAATTCAGCGTTAGCGATCAAAGCCTTTTGATAGTCGTTAGAAAAATCGTTTTGTAGTGTGGTGAAATCCATAAATAAGCCTTATTCTTTTTACTAAATTTAGCAAAATCAACGGCTTATTTTAAGGGTTAGTTTTGTTTAACCACCCAAAGCAGAAATCCCAATCGTCTTTAGCGGTTGGGCACTTCACAACCTTGTCATGATATCAGCGTTATTTTTAGCTATGTTGTCAATCGCTTCTCGGTTGTTTATTCGTTCCTGTTCGCGCGCGTTATAGCGTTGTTTTTCTAATTCAAACTGCTCTTTAGCCATTCTCGCGCTTTCTTTAGCGCTTTTGTTTTGCTCGCTAAAGTTAATCGCACCTACGATCAAGCTCCGTTACTACAAACCTATAAAATCCTATAAAGAGCTATAAAATTCTCTCAATTTGGGATTTTTGTTGTATTCCTAGTTCAACCTTGCTGGTTGCTAAACGATTACTGGATAAGTCATTTAACAGAGCCGTCAAGTCCATAGGCGTAAATTCGGCAGTAACTCTACCTACTAAATGCTTTAAAAGATTGATAGCAGCGTTTATATCTCTATCTAATTCAAAGCCACACTCTAGGCATTGATAAATCCTATCTTTAAGTTTTAAATCTTGTTTAACCTTTTGACAATTAGAACAAGTCTTAGAGCTTGGATAGTAAGTGTCAGCTCTTAGAATTTCTTTATTAGAGTATTTAGCTTTATATTCTAACAGCGTGTTAAACACAGACATAGAAACATCGCTTAAAGATTTAGCTAACCTGTGATTTTTAAACATGTTTTTGACTTTCAAACTCTCTAAACAAAACGAGTTTGAGTGTCTTATAAGAGAGCTTGTGAGCTTGTGTAAAAAATCAAGTCTGATGTTAGCGATTTTTTCATGCAAGTGGGTAAGCTTTTTAGAATGCTTTAAGTAATTATTAGATTTCTTGGTTTTATCCCCTTTGGTTTTTGGGTGGATTTTTTTACTCAGTTGTCTGCTAATTCTTACAAGCTTTCTAGTAAGTTTATCTAAGGGCTTAGGGGCATAGATATTTAAGCCATTAGACAAACTCACAAAGGATTTAATCCCTATATCGATCCCTAGCTTATTATGACTCTCTTGGAGCTTATGGGTTCGCTTGTATTCACTCTCATCAATATCACAAGAGATTGAAGCATAGAAATGATCGCCCTTTTGAGTGATGGTAGCGTTATTGATTTTGCCTTGAAATCTTAGTTTTTCAGTGAGTTTGATTGGGGGTAAGTTAGGTATTTTTAAATAATCAGTATTAGCTGTTTGAATGATTTTAATTTGGTCGCCCCCTATATAAAAAGAACCTTGAAACTCTCTTTTCTTTTTAAATTTAGGGTAACTCACTAAACCTTTTTTTAAATCCCTAAAAAACTTATTAAAGGCTAGATTTAAGTGGATAAAAGGCTGTTGGGTGGCGTATTTAGTTACTTCATAAACGAAATTAAATTGCGATTTTTTAAGAGCGTTAAATTCTTTTTTAAGTTGTAGATGGTTAGTTTTAATGCCTAGTTGATAGTTTTCTTTCCATTTAGCTAATCCCCAATTATAAGCTAACCTAGCGCACCCAAAAGCTTTTTTAAAGTAAGTAATATGCTTGTTGTTAGGCTTTAAAGCTATTTTATGTGTGATTGAGATAGCTGACATTGTTAGTTATTACTTCTTGCATTTCATCTAAGAGCTTCTTGTTTTTCTTAGACCTAGAGCCATACAATCTAGCGCTAAAGACGGTTATGATTTCTAAAACATCTTTGGCTAATTCTTCTTCAAACCTCACATTCTCATCGCCCTTATTGATGATAACCACTTCTACTTCTTTAGCTTCACAAATACTGAATACCAATTCGGCTCCAAAGCGTAATAATCTGTCTTTATGCGTTAATACAAGGCGTTTGACTTGATTGTCTAAGATTAAATTTAAAAGCTTGGTTAAGCCTTTTTTATAGTAGTTCATGCCACTCCCTAAATCTTGTATCACTTCATAGTTAAAGCCGCATTTAGCGCAATAAAGCTCTAAAACTTGAACTTGTCTGATTAAGTCATCTTGTTGGTCATGCGAGCTTACTCTAGCATAAGCTATTGTTTTTAATTCATCTTGATTAAAGACTACGCTTCTATTGATACGCCTTAAACTCTCTAACTTATAACGCCTTTCACCGCCTTTAGTGAGTTCATCAGGTTTTAACAAATCTCTTTTATCCCAATTGCGTAAGGTTTGGATAGTTACACCTAAAAGCTTACTCGCTTGACCGATGGATAGCATTCTTTTATTCATGCGAGCAGTATAACACAAAACTTAATAACCTATACAAAAATTATAGTGTTTTATGGATTATTATAGGATTTTAGTTGCTGTTTGTAGCCCTTTGGTTGTTTTGGTGTGTTGTTAAGCCTTGTTTTAAGGCTTCATCGCTTTTAAAAGCGTTTGCGTGGTTGGCTTGTTGGGTTTCTTGTTGGGTTTCAAGGCTTTTTTTAGCGCTGGCTTGTGATTTGTCTCTAAATGCGGTTATTTGACGCTCGCTAAAGGCTCTTTTAGTGGGATTTAAAGCGCCTTTTTTGGCTCGCGCTTCTATTTTAGGCGTTAGCGCGCTTTGGTTCGTTATCTCGCTTGCGTTGGCGTTGGCGCTATTTTGCGCGCTTCTTTTTTGCGCTTGCATGATCTGCGTGATTTCCTTAAGCTCTTTAAAGCTTGTTGCTGTCTCGTTTTTTTGTCTCATATTTTGAGGCTCCTTTCGTATTTTAACGCCCTATTTTAGGCGTTTGTTGGTTTAAAAATGCGTTAGCTTTTAAAAATGCTTGTTTCTTTGTGAGACAAAAAGATTAACCCCCCGCTTGGGTATTTGAACGCCAAAAATCATTAGGTTTTTTCAAATAAGCCCCTATCTTACGGCTCTTAAAAAAGATTTTTGCTTTTGTGTTTTTTAGGGTTTTTAGCGCTTGGTTTGGTTGGAGTTGTGAAATAAGCTATAATAAGCCCATTTTGAACACCAACGATTATTTTAATAAGGACAATCAATGAAAGATAGTTTTCTTTTCACTTCCGAATCAGTAACCGAAGGGCATCCTGACAAAATGGCTGATCAAATCAGCGATGCGGTTTTAGATTACATTATTGAGCGGGATCAAAAAGCCAAAGTCGCATGCGAGACTTTAGTTTCTAATGGTTTTTGCATGATCACTGGCGAGTTAAAAACTTCTGTTTATGCCCCGATGCAAGAGATTGCAAGAGAAGTGGTTAAAAAAATTGGCTATACAGACGCCCTTTATGGCTTTGATTACAGGAGCGCGGCAGTTTTGAATGGCATTGGCGAGCAAAGCCCTGATATTAATCAAGGCGTGGATAGAGAAGATGGCGAGATTGGGGCAGGGGATCAAGGGCTTATGTTTGGTTATGCGTGCAAAGAGACTGAAACGCTCATGCCTTTACCCATCCATTTAGCGCACCAGCTCGCTTTCGCTTTGGCTCAAAAAAGAAAAGACAACACCTTGCCTTTTTTAAGGCCTGATGGCAAGTCTCAAGTGAGCGTGCGTTATGAAAACAACAAGCCTGTAAGCGTTGATACGATTGTCATTTCTACCCAACACTCCCCAGAAGTTTCACAAAAGCATTTAAAAGAAGCGGTGATTGAGGAGATTGTCTATAAGGTTTTACCCAAAGAATATTTGCATGACAATATCAAGTTTTTTATAAACCCTACAGGAAAATTCGTCATCGGTGGGCCTCAAGGCGATGCGGGTTTGACGGGCAGAAAAATCATCGTGGATACTTATGGAGGGTTTTGCCCGCATGGAGGAGGAGCGTTTAGCGGGAAAGACCCCAGCAAAGTGGATAGGAGCGCGGCTTATGCGGCCCGCTATGTGGCTAAAAATTTGGTAGCGAGTGGGGTTTGCGATAAAGCGACCGTGCAGCTTGCTTACGCAATTGGGGTGATAGAGCCGGTGTCTATTTATGTGAACACGCATAACACGAGCAAGCATTCAAGCGCGGAGTTGGAAAAATGCGTGAAATCGGTTTTCAAACTCACGCCAAAAGGCATCATTGAAAGCTTGGATTTGTTAAGGCCCATTTATTCGCTCACTTCAGCTTATGGGCATTTTGGGCGCGAGTTAGAGGAATTCACTTGGGAAAAGACTAACAAGGTTGAAGAGATTAAAGCGTTCTTTAAGCGTTAA